TAGCAGCAGCAAGTAAGGAAAAAGTTAAGAAGCCCATTAAGTTCAAAAGCGTGCGGTGGTTCAATACGGTGCGAGATGACATTGCTAACTTCGAAAAAGCTGTGGAGTATTTCCACGAAGCCGTAGAAGATGGAACTCCGTATCTCGCCGCTGTAGGTAATTTACAAACCTTGTTAGCAGAACTACCCGGTCTTGTTGGGTTTTACCGTCCTATATTGGTTGATGCTCAACAAATCAGACGTTGGTTGGAAACTTCTCTTGAGCAAGAGAAGGCCATAAAGTACAAGTGGTTCATGTCTGATCCTGAAGCAAAGAAAGAATATGGTGCCTTGAAAACTACAGAGGCTACTAATTTCATGAAAGCAGAAGAAGATCTACATGTCATTGCTGATATGGTGAGAGAGATTGCAAATTGCGAACACCACCTAGAAGTCATCGCAGAGGGTTTGAACCAAAAGGGAATGACATTAAGCAAAATAGTTGATCTCCGAGTGGCCGGTATGGAAGAGGTCTGGATCGATTCAACAAGAGAAACGAAAAATGAATGAAGAAGCCAGGTTAATGCCTAACATACCCGGAGTCGTGTATCGCGATCATGAAGATGTTACCAAGCAATACATTTTCAATGGTATCTACTGGCAATTACTTCGTGGTCGTGATATTGAGTATGCCGTACAAACGATTTCTGGTAGGTTCTTTTGGCCACTAGAGCCCCATATTGAAGACGTATCTATAGAAGACATAGTGCATGGAATCGCGAGGGAATGTCGTTTTGGAAACCACACCCCATACCATTATTCGGTCGCTTGGCATTCTGTAGCTTTAAGTTCAGTGGTGCCCGACCACCTCAAGAAGTGGGCTCTTATTCATGATGTAACCGAGGCTTATTTGAGAGATCTTCCAAAGCCTCTCAAAAAACATCCTAAGCTCAGCGAGTATAATGTCATAGAAAACAATCTTATGACTGTCCTAGCTGAATATTTCGGCATGCCTGAAACATCGATGCCTGAAGAATTAAAAGAGTATGACGATGATATGGCTAACTGCGAACTGTTAGTTCTATTTGGTAATATAGGAGAAGCCAAGATACGCGCTCGCGGTTTCTCTGACGACTATATTACCAAGGTTCTCAAGTGGGAGCGCTGGATTAAAGAATACACAGAAGAAGAAGCCAAGCTGATATGGCTGGCACAATACGAAGAATTATTCGATGACAATAGCACGGATCATCATTAAAGATGAAGTCAACGTCAGGATAAAAGGTTTAGACCCGGACACGCACGATTTAGTACAAGATCGTCTTGCGTTTTATGTGCCTGGCTATATTCATATGCCCGCCTACAAGCTGCAGAGGTGGGATGGTAAAATCCGCCTTTATAAAGCTAGCGGTACAACCTATCTCAATTTATTAGAGTATATTTTTCCTATCATTGAACAACATGGTTACGATGTTGAGGTTGAAGACAATAGGGAAGATTACACCGATATAACCGATAGTTTGGCGTTTATAGCCTCAGATTTTCTTAAGGGTTATTTCATCGACGGCGAGCCTGCTGTTGTTCGTGATTATCAAGTGGATGCTGTAAACAAATGCCTGGCAGAAGGATCTGGTATTCTTGAATTAGCGACCGGTTCTGGAAAGACTCTTATCTGCGCTATCCTGTCTAGGCTGTACAGCATGCTCGGTAACCGAGTGGTGGTCATCGTTCCTAATATTGACTTGCTATTGCAAACCCAACATTGGTTTAAGAATTTCGGGGTTGACGCTGGAATTTGGTATGGTGGAATCAAAGAAAGAAAGATCGTTACCATAGCAACTTGGCAATCTCTGGATCACTTTCCAGAACTTTTTGCTGGCGTGAAATGCGTCATCGTGGACGAAGTTCACCAGGCTAAAGCAAAGGTACTAAATGAAATGCTGACCGGGCCGGCGGCGCACGTACCATTCCGGTTTGGATGCAGCGGCACGATGCCAAAAGAAGAAATTTTCAGATACCAGATTGAAGGTGCCGTAGGAAAGATTATATTTACATTACGGGCTTGGGAATTACAAGAACAGGGAGTTCTGGCGGATTCGAATATCTATCAATTATGCTTAGAGGATAGTAAGAACAAAACCTACGCCGGTATGTCTGAAACCCATGATGATTGGTTCGATGAAGTTAACTGGATGTTCGGCCAAAAGCAAAGGGTAGAATATATAGCGGACATGATACAAAATATCGCGGTGGAAAAGGGTAATACTTTAGTCCTCGTGCAATATAGGAAGCACGGAAAAGTGTTGGCCGCAGCAATACCCGGTTCGTTGTCACTAGATGGAAGAGATAAGGGTCGCATGGAACATTACAAGGAGTTTAACGATACTGATAACAATGTGCTTATATGCACCTTCGGGATCGCGTCTAAGGGAATTGACATTCCGAGGATATTCAATCTAGTCATGATAGAACCAGGGAAAAAGTTCGAGAAGGTCAATCAAATATTGGGACGTGGGTTTCGGAAAGCAAAAGATAAAACGCATTTGAACGTATACGATATCTTCGGCAATGTTGGCCTTTCGACCAAGCATGCTGCCCGCAGACGGACCTTATACAGAGAAGCAAAACAACCATTTGAACAAGTGAAAGTGAATTATGTTAGTACTAACAGCAAATAACGAAGCAAAGAATACCGATAATTTTGAGTTGAATAAGGAAGTGCATTGCTCAGTGTTGAGCTTCCGTGATTATAAAAATCCGGACTTCTTTTTCGAGGCGGCACACGAACTAGAAGAATTTAGTTCAGCATCCATTACCTTACGTATTGGCGACTACACGGTAGTAATGCCGTTTTTCTGGTCTATTCTATGTACGGACTATGAGTACGTGCAATCGATACCCTTATATGACGTATCCGGAAGGGACTTCACAATATTTTGTCTGAACCCGATTGATGGATACATGCCGCAATTTTTACCATTGAGATTGGGTACCATATACCCCAACACGACATGGACATCTCCGTTGGTTGGTGACAAAGATATGTTGGTTGTTCCACTTGGTGAGATATTTCGACCCGATCCAGATGCTATAAAGCGCGGACCGATCTGCGCGATATTCTCGTCGAGTAAGATCGAAATCAACAAGCCTATAGCTGATATCTGGTCATGAAGCTAGACATATTTGAGGTTCTTGAATGTCTAGACCGGCGTAATTTTAGGGTTTACGATAGTGTTCGGGATAATGATGAACTGCGACAAGAACTCGACCAGAATATCGGTTGGCTCATACCACAATGGATGGTTGGGGCCTATGAAGATGTCGATCATTCTAATCTTATTCAGAATTTCAACGATGTATGCAACCCAGGATGGTATAGTTTTTTAGGCCACCCCGAATTACAGGCCAAACTTCTAGCCTGTTGTGGTCTCGGGTATAAGACTAGACATCGATTCATTAAGCCCGTGGTATCTAGGGAGAGTAAGAAAATCTATGATTTGCTGGTGGATAAGTATTATGACATAACTCCGGAGGAAGTTGATTTATGGTGCCGGAGTAACGATCTTAAAGGACTAACGAAGTTGGCTCAGCAGTTAGGCCGGCAGGACGTTGAAATCAAAGAATTGAAGAAGGCATTTAAGGCTAAAAAATGATACTACCAAGAAAGTACAGATGTAAGTTTTGTGACAAGACGTTTACCAGAAAATCCTGGCACGAGCGCCACACGTGTGAGAAAAAGAGACGCTTCTTAGAAAGCAATGATATCTTCACGATTAGTGGTCATCGGCTGTTCAATCACTGGCAACGTCAGACTGGGCTCTTACGACGCGGCAAAGAGAAAACTCTTGAAGAGTTTTGTCGGTCACCGTACTTCAATGTCTTCAAGAACTTGGCGGTATTCACGGAGCAGAATTATGTTGTTTCCAAATACCAGTATCTCGACTGGCTTATAGAAAAGAAGATACCAGAGAAGCGGTGGCATTATGGGACAAGTCTCAGCCGATATAGGAATTCTCTCTTGAAAGAGAATCCTGTTAAGCAAACCAAGACGACCGTTAAGAATATCTTAGAGTGGTGTGAAGATAAAGAAATAAAACCATCTTTGTTCTTCGCGTCGATTACTCCGGGACAAGCTCTTAATATGGTGAGATCTACCCAGCTTTCCCCATGGGTGCTATTTGGTTATGATAATGCCGTAGAGGAATTAGTAGATAGAATCGAGGGTGAAACTTGGTCTGCATTGGATGATCATATCAATGTTAACCACTGGGTAGATAAAATCAGGCGGGACGAAGATGCTATGCAACGGGTGAATTCTTATTGTAAGAGGAAACTAGGTTGAAAGAAGTCGCTGACGTAGACCTGGATGTAGGCGATAGAGAGAAAGCGTTTACCATTTTCCCAAAAGCTGTGCGAGCATCGGTTTTACATACTGATAATAAAACCCCTGATTTCCCTAAATTGCGCCCACACCCCGATGGTTTCTATTTTCAATATGTTCCGGTGGATGCAGAAACGGGGCTATCGGCTTTTCCTTACAAACAAGCCGAAGACTTCGGATACGGTAAAGTAGACATTCTCAGCATGCATGTTTATAGCATGATAGAATCTGAGGAGAAGTTAAACGAACTAATGAACGCTCCGGTAGATTGGAATTGGTTCATAGACGAGCGATTTTTCAAGAACGAAGATCCGAGTTATCAAATAGCTCATCTTGCTTCTTGGTATTGGTTATGCAAGATGTACCCACCCAAGTCGGTGGAAGATCTTGCTACGTTGATAGCTCTAAAGCTTCCAGCTAAGAATTACATGATACCGAAATCGGCAGGAGCCGGACAGAAGTATACCTGGGAACAAATTACAGAAAGGATTTGGGGCAAACGTGATGATGAACCAAAATGTAATAGCAAACCGTTTAAGAAGTCACACGCTGTAGCATATGCTCTATTAGTTGTCATCCATGCTCAATTGATAGCTAAGCATTTGGAATCGCCGGACGAAGAGGAAGAAGTGGAGTACTTCCTTTAAACGGACTGGGGTATATTTCTGTTTATTATTTCGATTCTTTTCTTTTTGACTCTTTTAAGATATTTTTCTGCGAGGGAGAAGGTGGGGCCTATTACTTCTTTAACGGTCTTTTTGGGATAACCTGTCAGGGCATGTTGAAATTCATCGAAGGGCTCCCCTATAAACGAATCGACTGGTACTGCCTGATTAGAACCCCACCACCATTCGTCAGCGTATTCTAGAAATCGCTTCCTCGCTCCCTCGTCCCTAATCTTTTCGAAGTCGAAGAGCATTATAAATTTGAGAGTTTCGTTTTCGACGATACCAACTTTGATTTGATCATCCATGATTAGAAAGGTGAGAAACTCGTGTTTGGCTCGGGTTTCTTCTATCCTGCTGAGAGTATTGTCATCTAACATTATTTTTACCTAAAAGGAAAGGCGCCTTGTGAGCGCCTTTTATTATTACAATTCCATACCTAATACAAATACTGTGATGGTCCACACTGATTGTGTACCGCCTGCTGCAGTATTCACGTTGAATTTGACTATTTCGCCAGGGTTTGGTGTTGGATACCCACTTGATAATTGGTTACCG